CGTGAGGAGGGAGGAAGTTCAAGGTAAGGGAGTGAAGGTTGGGGTTTAGGCGGGGAGAGGTGGGGTTCAGTGAGTGGTGGGCGGCGGTGGAGGGAGTGAACATGTTTTGAGGGGGTGGTAAAGTGGAGGCATGAGCTATGTCGGTAGACGGAAAGAGGCGCGGAGGCTGCACGGGATCGGGCATCTCAGCGGGTATGTGCCTCCCGAGAACTTCCTTAACCCGGCCCGCCGCGGGGAACTGGGGACGGGGGAGGTGGCGCAGACGTGGCAGAAGGTGGCGCAAGCGTCGGAACTGCGGCAGGGGTTGATCCAGTGGTGGCGCCTGTTCGAGGTCATGCCCATCGCCTACGAGCCGGGGCGCATCTACGTCGGGGGGAAGCACGGCATCCAGTGTAGGGTAGGAGAGATTTGGATTAGGGTGAAGTACGCCGGGATGAGGGTGCAGTACGGGGTGTGGTTGAACAAGGCGACGGAGCAAGTGTGGTTGTCGGAGCCGCAGACGGGGGAGGGGACGGACAAGTACGACGTGATTCACTTCGACTGCATGGAAGATCGGCGGGGGTTCAAGGAATGGCTCGGGGAGGTGTGGACGAAGGCGTTTGTGGCGTCGGGGGGGTACCTCCCGTATGCTAAGGGCCATGCAAGACCCCGAGACTCGTACTGCCCTGTCGATGCTGAAGGGACGGTTGGTCGAAACCGCCAAGGGAAACTCCCGTGGGAGTTCTGGGAACAAAGCAGCCTCGGAGACGAACGAAGAAGGGTCGGTGCCGTACCTACGGGTGTGGCTCGGGGACCAACTGGCGGGGGTGGCGTCGAACGTGAAACTGGGGCAGCCCCTCGACCAAGCCAAACTGGACGAACTGACGCTGACGCTGTTGGTGACGGAACTCGCGGCGGCGATGCAAGAGCGGAACGTGGATCGGTTTGCGATTCAGGATCTCATCAAGACGATGGCGGGGTACCGCTCGTCGAAGAAGCCGGGGAGCGGGAAGAACGCGGAAGATGCGCTGACGGCGCGTGAAGCCGAGGCGTTCGTGAAGAAGCTGGCGGAAGAGAGCGCGTGAGCCTCTCGGAGAAAGCACGGGTCGATGCGCGACTAAGGGCGCAGCGGGATCTGTACTTCCTCGCCACCGAGATCCTTGAGTGGGGCGGGGACAAGGGCGGGCCGACCGTCCAAGAAGACTTCCACCGTCCCCTGTGCAAGTGGATCGAAGACGTGCCGGTGCGGGCTCCGGGGATGCCGCTGAGCATCACCAAGCAGTTGTTGTGGCCGCGGTACCACGGCAAGACGACGTTTTTGGACATCGCGGACAACATCCGGTGGAGCCTCATCGTCCCCGACGTGTGCATCGCCATCGGGCACTACAAGAAGGACGACGCGGAGCAGATCGTCAAGGCGATCCGTAGCGAGTACGAAAACAAGAAGATGCTGAAGTGGATCGCGCCGGACGTTTGCTACGGCGATCCCTCGAAGGAGTCGCCGCTGTGGAACGCCGATGCGTTCGTCATCAAGCGGCGTCACCACAACAAGACCCCGAGTTTCCAAGCGGCGTCGCCGGAAGCCATGCCGACGGGTATGCACTTCGACATTTGGAACTGGGACGACTTGGTGACGGAGAAGAACGTCGGGACGCACGATCAACGCGAGAAGATGTACAAGGCGATCGGTTATGCGTCGCCGTACTTGCCGCCGACGAGGCTCAGGTACATCAAGATCGCGGGGACGCGGTGGCACATCCACGACGCCTACGGGAAGATCCTCGAGACGGCGCGGAAGACCGGGAAGGTGTCGGACGCGGGGGCCGGGGAGCGGGTGAAGTCGGTGCGTCTGGACTGCCTGACGGCGGGCATGTACCGGGCGGACGGCACTTGCTGGATGGACAAGCACTTCTGCGTGGAGCGGACGGACGAGAACGACCCGCGGATCTCGCGACAAGACCTGATCGAAGAGATGGGGTCAAGCACGTTCTACGCCTGCATGATGAACAACCCGGTGGCCGAAGGCACGGCGGCGTTCAAAGTGGAGGACATCAAGCGGTGGAACAACTGGTCGCCTGACGGGAAGTGGGAGCCCCCGGTGGAGGGGCGCATCTGGCGGCGGTACTCGGCGGTGGACTTCAACATCAAGCCCGACGAAAGCGGCGACCATGCGGTGGTGATGACGGTGGCGAAGAGCGACCGGGGTGAAATGGCGATCGTGGACATGGATCGCGGGCACCCGACGCAACAGACCATCGCGGACTGGATCGAACGGCATGTGCGCCGGTGGGGGCCGGAACGGGTCTACGTCGAGTCGGCGGGGTATCAGGAGACGTTCCAACAGATCCTCGACGAGCGGCGGATCAAGAACGGCATCTACATCCCCTACGAGATGGTGCAGAAGGGCGGGCGCGGGGCCATCACGAAGCAAGGCCGCATCATGGCCCTTCAGGGCTTGGTGGAGGCTCGACGCCTGTGGGTGCCCGAGGGGCGGGCCTACGACGGCGTGGTGCGAGAGTTCGAGGAGTTCTCCCAAGACGGCAAAGACCAGATGGACGACTGCCTCGACACCCTTGCGGACATCTTCAAGTACGGGGGGTGGCCGACGCCGGGGACTCCTGAGCCGAAGAAGTTGGCGAACGCCCCGCGGCAAGCGATACTGGCGATGCAGTTGTTAGAGTTGCAAGACCGCTCCATGAGCGAGGTCGTGCGGCTCGATGAAATGGGAGCGATAACGCTTTGAACTACGAAGGCGGATTCGGCCGACAGCGCGGCACGCGAGGTTCCCCCGAATGGTGGTTGAACCTGATGACCGCCTTCGAGGCGTTGCGCGACGAAGAATGCGGCGAGGTCTGGCGGGCGGCGGAAGATCGCTACCGGCAGCGGGCCAACCGCGCATGGCGGTTCAAGAACAACGAGTACACCCTGAAGGTGGTCCGACCGCCGCGGGTGTATTCGATGGTACACGCGGCGGACGCGAACCTCCTCTACAACCGCGCCAAGTTCTTTGCCCGTCCGACCAGCGAGGAGTACATCCAACTGGCCGGGGTGGCGGAGCCGCTGGCGAACGGGATGTGGCAGCGGTATGTGGCGGACGAGGAGCTTCGGCTGTGCGTCCGCGACTGCGTGAAGTACGGGCGCATGTGGGCGCGAGTCGGCTACGAGGACGACTATGCGAAAGCCGCCAAGGCGAGAGCCAAGCGTCGGAGAACGGCGGCGCGGTCCCAAAGTAACCCGCTGGCTGGCGTGCTTAGGCCGAACGATCTCGGGGTACCTACGGGTCCAGCCCCTCGCGGCGAAGAAAATGCGGTGGAGCGCCAGACATACGAGAACGACCTTCGCGCACTCTGGAAAAAGCCGAGCTTCCGCCGTGAAGGAGCATGGGACGTATTCTTTGACCCCGACGCGACGGTGGCGCAGAAGATGCGTTGGTGCGGGGTGAGGATCTTGGCCGACGTGGAGAGCGTGAAAGCTGATCCGCGGTTCAAGAACATCGAAGGGATCGACAAGCTGCAACCGACGCTCAGGCTGGACGGTCGCAGCGGGAAGATGTCGTCTTCCACGAAGTACGGGCAGCGGCAAGGCGTCCTTAGCCGCACGATGAGCGCCATGACGAAGGCGTTCACCAGCTACATGACTCCGGGGACGGCGCAGGAAGCCTACCAGTACTGCGAGTTGTTCGAGTTGTACGTCTTGAACGATGACGGCAAGTGGGGGCGCAAGCTCGTCGCCAACGGGTTCGACAAGTTTCTCGCGGACGAGGACGAGCTTTACGACATCGGGTGCCCGCTCATCACGGGCGCTTGGAACGGGGACGGCGACACGTTGTTCACGACGAGCGACGTGGAGCAAGTGATGACGCAAGTGGTGGAGGAGGAGCAACTGCGGACGCGCCTTCACCAGTTTATGTTGCGTAGGGCGAATCAGCCGACGCTCTTGGACAAGAAGATGTTCGGATCGGTGAACGGCATCGACTTGCTGAGCCATCCGGTCTTGGGTGCCTACGCCCTCGTCGAAGGGAACATGAACGGCCAGCCGCTCTCGTCGGGCGTCGCGGAGCTTCCGAAGCGGTGGGAGCTTGGCGAGACGATGGCCTACTTGGGGATGATCGACAAAGAGTTCGCGCAGGCGGCGGGCCTCGGGCCTGCACAACGCCTTGAGGCGATGAAGTCGGACACCTCGGCGGCGGAGGCGGACAACGTGAACCGCGCCTCCGTGGCCCGTCTCAGCGACAAGCAATCGACGGTGGAACGGTTCTGCGTCGAAGGCGTCGGGAAGATCCTCGGCCTCGGGGCGCAGTTCTTCGAGGCGGAGCAACTCGCCGTGTTCCTCGGCCAAGACGAAGTGGCGACGTGGCTCGACCAGTCCATCTCGGCGGGGGACATCCAAGACGGGTTGCACCTCTACGTCGAGAAGGGGAGCATGACCCCGCAGAGCGACCAATCGCGGGCACAGTTCTACGGCGAGATGCTCGGTATCTGGAAAGACCCGGTTCTCGGCCAGAAGATCGACGGCGACGAGGTGCTGGAACGCCTCGCGCAACTCCGCAGCATCCCCGACTTGGACCGCTTGATGCTCCCGAACGTGGACGTGGACAACCTTCGCAATCAGATGATGCAAATGGCCTTGATGCAAAGCGGTGCCAAGAGCGGCCCCGACGCCGCGCCCGTCGAAGGGGGTATGCAATGACGCAAACCTGTACGGTGCATGGTGATGCGTGCGCTTTGCTCCATCTCAAAGGGTGGAAGCAAGCGGATTGCGTCGGCCTGATGGACGAAGGGCTGGTGCGATTGAAGCGTCGGAAGGGTTGGCCGCATTCGGTGCGGTCGGCTACGATGGAAACGTCGGAGCCCCAGTACGACGAACTCGGGGCGCTGATCCACATGCCGGAAGCCGAAAAGACCTACGACCAAGAGCGGTGGGAGAAGATGTATCCTGACCGCAAGTGGCCGGGAACCGCCCATGACTTGCAATGCAAGCAAGGTGAGAAGGTCTGGAAGAACTACATCCCCGGCAAGGGGCCGGTGATCCGCAACCAAGCGGAGCGCCGCGAATACATGAGACTCACAGGGCACCGGGAACTTGAGCGCGGAGAGAACTTCGGGCATGTCAGTTCGCAAGAGCGAGCGATGTCCGAGTTCCGCGAGAAGTTTCGGGCGCACATGATGAAGGGGTGAACCATGAAGTCGATTCCCACCAACCAGTTCGTGGGTTCGATGGCGAGCGCGACGGATCGCAAGTCCGCCGTTCTCAAGGGACTCGGATCGGTGAAGGCCCAATCGGGCATGCCGAAGCCGAAGTGATTTAGGAACTCTGCATGAACCAGCGCGATTTCGGATCGGCGGCCACGGACGAATCCGGCGGGCTTCAAGACTCAGCGACCGGCAACGATCACGAACCGGAGGGTGGTACGCCTTCCCAAGACGGATCTATTGGCGGGGGCATGTCAAGTCAAGAAGTTGACGACACGGACGACGGCGCTGCTGACGAGTCGGCGGATGACGGGAACGATAGCGACGGCGAAAGCGCGTCTTTCTCTCCGAAGCTCCAACGCAAGTTGAAGCAAGGGGCGGAGGCGTTGAAGAAGCTGAGCGCGCTTGAGACGGAGATCGGCACCCTACGGACGAACTCACAGGCGCTTGAAACCCTGTTGAAGCATCCGAACGGCCTCGAACTCCTCAAGCAGTTCCGCACGGGACAGGGCGCGACGGACGCGACGCAGGATGCGGTGGACGATTTCATCCCGAAGGACTTGTTCGGTTTCGACCCTGACACGAAGAAGGGTCTGGACGACTACATGAAGTCCGCGATGGGGGGAATGGTCGCCAGTCTGCGTCGAGAGTTGCAGCCCGTTCTGGCGGAAGTCGGTTCCGTGAAGACGCAGCGCACGCAAGCAGAGTGGACTGAACTCACCAAAGCGCACGGTGAAGGTGTCGGCAAGTGGAAGGCGGCGGCGGAGAAAGCCTCACGCGATCTCAACATTCCGTTGAAGAAGGCGTTGGCGTTCGTGAGCGATGGCGAAGCGATGACGATGCGAGCGGCCACGAAGGCGGCGGCAAGTCAAGCGGCGCAACGGCTCCCGACGTTGACGGACTCTCGCGGGAAGATGGGCGCGAAGGGCGGACAGCGCGTGCTGGCGACCACGTTTGCGGACTTCCTCGAAAAGACCAAGAACAATCGCTGAAAGGAAACTGACATGCCCGTTACTGCAAATCGCGCTGCGTCCACTTGGACGCCGCAACTCATCGGCAAGGCCGAAGAGTTCTTCAACGGTGGAGCGGTTGAGGATCTGATGATCCGCAACTACCTCTACTACTTCACGCTCAAGTCGCAGGGCCGCGTCAAGGTCGGCAACTGGGGTCACACGCAGACGCTCTCGGTCAACCAGCTTGACCAAGGCGGCGCGACGTGGTTCGACCACCTCGACACGATCACGGCTCCGGTGCAGGACGGCCCGCAAGCCGCCCAGTGGTACCGCGCCCAGTGCGCCAAGGGGTTGTCTTACTCCGCGACGCAGGAAGCCGACAACAAGAACGGCAACGTGGATCTCGGCGCCTTTGCCGTGGATTCGATGGTGCAGGACTTGATGAAGGACTTCAACCGCACGCTCATCGTGGGCGCGGGTTCTGGTTCCAAGCAGCCGGACGGCCTCGAAAGCGCCATCTACGCGGACGCCAACGCGGGCAACGCCGACACGGCGGTGACGTGGCAGATGCGTCAGGCGAACAACTCCTACGCTGGCATCCAACGTGCCGCGTTCACGTCGGCCACGGCTGGCGGCACGAACTGGGAGAACGTCGCGGTGTCGTGGGAGGAGTCGGCCAACTCTTGGTCGGCGGGCGATGCTTCGTTCAAGTGGATGTCGGTCGGCATTCCGTCGAAGGCCGTGAAGGCTTTGGACAACGCCATCGCTTCCTGCGCGGACGGCGGCGGCATGGCCCCCGACATCGGCCTGTGGACGCGCCTTCCGTTCTTGGACTACTGTTCGATGTACCCGTCCACCGTGCGATACACGATGACCGGCGGGGCGACGAACGAGTTCAACCTGAAGGCGGAGACGGTCAAGCACGGCTCCATGACCATCGGCTGGTCGGATGAGTTCCAGCACTCGGGTGCGGGCACGGGCGACGCGGCGGCGGGCAGCGACGTGCTGTACCTGATCTCGTCGGACGCGGTGTGCCTGCTCACGGAAGAGGGCTGGAACTTCTCGGCGCGTCCGTGGCTGGCGGCGCAGAACCAACTGGCGTCGTCGATGTACGTCGTGTGGCGCGGCTTCCACATGGTCACGAACCCCCGCAAGTGCGGCGTGATCTTCGACTACGCGACGGCCTGATCGAAGAAAGGAGCAAACAACATGAGTTTCGCGGACATCACTGGGTTCGATCCGAGGGACGGTGTTTTCAAGGGCTACAAGCGCGTGGTTCGCCTTCAGGCGGGCTCTGCGTTGGCGGTCGGAAAAGCCGTCATGCTCGACACCACTTCCGACAGCATCTTCAAGGCTACCGCCTTGACGACGGCTGCGGATCATGCGTTCTTCGGCATCTACGAAGGTGTCGGTGGCACGGGTGCGAATGCGAGCATTTCCGGCTTGACCGGAAAGGCCGCGTTGACGGGCGACATCGTGGAAATCACGATTGGCGGTCCCGCCAAGGTTCTCGCTTACGACACCAGCGGCAACGCTCCGGTGGCCTACGGCCCTGCAAGCTTCGCGGTCACGGCTGGCATTGCCACTTTGGCGGCGGCTCTCGCGGCTGGCATCTGCGCTCGCGTCACCTTCCGTGAGGCGCAAGCCTCTACTTCTACGGCTGGCGCGACGACCGACGTGTTCATCAACTACTGATGAACATCAAGCGCGGCTCCGTCAAACGACGGGGCCGCGTTTCTTCCCGTGCGAGTCATTCGCACCTTTCCGAAGCTGAGTTGAACCAGCCATGATTAACCAGATGAAGCGCAACTGGACTCCCGCATGGGAGATCCACGGACGGTACGACCGGATGAAGGCGCCTTGCGAGGTTCGTCCGTGGGCCTTCAAGCCCAAGAGCGGACGCATCGTGAACCTCGAATGCGAGTACCGGATCGTGCCTGATGCGTTCGACGCGCAGCGCCCGAAGAAGTGGATTCCGATTGCGAACACGGTGCAGAACGCCAACCGCTACATCGAACTGACCTACGAACAGGCGGTGAAGATCGCGGAGATTTGCCGCGCCAAGAAGTGGCCGGTGAAGAACGGCGTCGCGTCGGTGATCGACCGGGACAAGTTCCGGAAGTCGCAACTGGCGGCGCTGGCCGAGGCGCCGGAAGTCTACTTCTCGGAACGTTCGACGCAGAACGTGGAAGCCCGAAGCGAAGCGCAGTACACCAAGGCAACGGACGACTTCTTCGCTAAGATCGAACGCGAGGCGAAGCCCGCGGCGGAGAAGCCCGCGGCGACGCCGAAAGCGGCGGAAGCACCCAAGGTCTAAACCAACATGGCCGTCACCTACATCTACCTCGTCGATGACCTTGTGAAGCGCGTGAACTTCGCGCTTTTCGGGACGACGACCATCGACAGCGTTTACGACACTGACATTCGATGGGCGTTGGAACTGGCGATGGTGGAGTGGGCGGTGGAGACGCGCCCGCAGGATCTCACGACTACGGGCACGATCACGACGGCGGACGGGACGAGCGAGTATTCGCTGCCGGACGACTTCTGGGAGCTTCGTCCGGCGGGCGTGCGGATCAACGCTTCGCCGTGGTACACGTTGCAGCCGATCACGAAGCCGACGTTCCAGCGGTACGAGTTGGACGGGACGGGGACGACGGGGACGCCGACGCACTACGTTCTGCTCTCGCGGAACGCCTCGACGGCGGAGTTCAAGATCCGGTTGTATCCGACGCCGAACGCCACGTTGTCGATCAAGGTGGACTATGTGGCGTTGCCTGCGAAGATCAGGGACACCACGGCTGGCGACGGGACGTACATCGACAAGCGGCTTCCCCCGGCTTTGATCGGGGCGTTGCCGTCGCGGGCGGCGATGAGTTTCGCGCACTTGCTGGACTCCGCGCAGTTGAACGCTTGCGCGGCGCGATGGGCGGATGCCATGCGGATCTCGAAAGACACGGCGATCAAACAAGGCGGGGCGCAGATCATTCCTGAGCCGATGTCGGATGCGTTCGACTACGGCCCGCGTGCGCCGGGGACGCTCACTTGAGCGCCCGCGCCATCAATCAGGAGATCGAGGTCTTTCGCGGTCTGAACGACCGCGTGCATCTACCGCGCTTGGGGGGCGGCGAGTTCCCCGACGCGCTGAACGTGGAGTTGAGCCAAAGGGCGGCGGAGAAGCGGGGCGGGTTCACGCGGTTGGGTAGCGCCCCGTTGAAGGGGACGAGCCTGCGGCTGGACGGGGCGAACGACTACCTTCGCATCAAGCGTCTGGCGGCCTACGATCCTTCGTTCGGCGCCAACATCAACTTCTACCTCACCATCAACGTCGTGCTGCACTCGCGGCCTGTGAGCGGAACGCCGCGCACGTTGCTTTCGTGGGGCTACGGCGGCGGCGCAACCCATGTGGTTGACATTCGCTACGACTCGACGGCGGGGACTGGAAGCAACGGGGCATGGGTCGCCCGCATCCGTGACGCCTTCGGCGGCGGCTCGACGGTGACGCTGACGCTGGACTTCGGTGACGGCACGGATTCGATCCTCGGGCAACAGCGGCACCTGTTCTTGCAAGCGTCCGCGTCGGCCACGAACCTGACGATGCTGGACATGAACGGCAACTCGACCACGGTTGCCGGTGCTGGCATTGGAACTTGGCCGACGACGACGAGCTACGACCTGTTCGTGGGCGTCGGAACCACCAGCGCCAACGTTATCGGAAGCGATTTCATCGACGCGACGGTGGCCGAACTTCGCATCATCAACAGCGTTACGCAGACTTCGGATTGGGCTTCCGATGCGTCTGGTCGATTCAACTACAAGCGCGAACTCAACGACGCTGGCGTGGCGTTCTGCGACGGCTACTGGAAGCTAAACGACGGCGGCCTGTCGCCTTCGTGCCGCGACTACAGCACCAACGCCAATCACGCCATCATCGTCAACAACCCCGCGACGTGGCTCCTGAAGTCCGACGAGTCGGACGTTCTCGGTGAGTCCGCCGTCCAGTTCCTCGGCGGGAACTCATGGGTGAGTCTGAACGCGACGGGCACGCAGATCGCGTCCACGTTCGCGGCGACGAGTCCGAACGTCTCGCGCTGGACGGTGCGCGGCATCATCATCCTTCCCGCCCTACCGGCAGGTTCAACGACTTGGCCGGACGGCGTGATCTTTTGGGCGGGCACGAACACGACGACGCCTGCTCCGCTCGGGTTCCGCACGGTGTCGGACGCCTTCGAGGCGAAGTACGACGACGCTGGCACGGTGCGGACGCTGACGCTTTCGGGCGGCTCCTTCCCCGCCGTCTCGACGTTGGCCGGGAAGCGCATCCGTTACGCGCTCTACCGCACGGGCAGCGGCACGGGGAGCTTCGTCCTTGGCATCGCCATCGACAACGGCGACGGGACGGTGACGACGCACTTCACCGCCATCGCTTGCACGGGCGCGAACGCGGGTTCCACCTCGTCGGATTGGGCGATGGGGCGCCACGTCACGAACTTCGCCACGGCGCGGCTCGGGGATCAGACCGCCTTCCACACGGACGGCGCGTTCTACGGGGCCATCGACGACTTCCAGATCATCCACACGAACCAGCTCTTGGTTCCCGTGGGCTTGGGCGGTGCGGCGGGCGCCGGAACGACGATCGCCCCGCAACTGTTCCAAGAAGTCTCCTCCTACGGCGGCTCCCCGGCGGCGAACACGCTGCACCTCTACCTCAAGTTCAACGAGGGCGGCGGGAACTTCCTTGAGTCCATCGGCTCGGTGTCCTCGGACTCATGGGGCGGCTGGCGCTGCTACCTGCTTCCCGAGACGGACAGCGGGGCGTCGTGGGACACGGGCCTCGTCGAGCCCTACCGCCCTGAGCGCGGCGTGGGGGTCTTCCCCTACAACCGATTCCTCGCGGACGGCACGCGGGCGCGGAGCCTCTTGCTGGCTACAGGAACGACGCTGAGCGCCTACGATGCCGTCAACGGCGTCCAAGTCGTCGGGCGTCTGCCGGGGCGCTGTGACGCACTCACGTTCGCCCAGTACGGGCAGCGCGTCATCATCGCGGGAGCCGTGGGCCGGCGCCCGGTGGTCTACGACGGCGGGAGCATCAAGAACCTCGGGGTGCGGGCACCTTTTGCCGCATCCGTTGTAACGGTTGCAAACGCGGCGGGCTCTTTTGTAGCCGGTACCTACTACCTCTACGTCACCTATCGGTCAGTCCACGGTGCGGACATCGTAGAGTCGAACCCCGGCCCCGGCGTCTTGGTGACGTTCTCGGCGGGTGCGGACACCATCGACTCGGTGACGTTGCCGATCTCCTCCGATCCGCAAGTCAACCAACGCCGGATCTGGATGACGGGGGTAAGCGGGGCGGACGGCGCGGTGGCCTACCTCGTCGCCACGGTGGACGACAACTCGACTTCGACCTACACGACGGACATCCTCGGGCCGGTGGACACGACGGCGGCGACCCTCGAATACTTCGAGAACGAGGAAGCGCCGGACGGAACCGTGGTCGGCCAGTTCCTCGACTACACCCTCTTGGGCGGCAACCAGCGGAACCCCACCCGCCTCTACTTCTCCTCGGTCGGCGCTCCCGATTACTGGAACACGCAGATCGACGGGCGGTACCTCGACCTCGACTTGGACTCAGGAGATCCGATCCTAGCCATCGCGCCCCTCCTCGACCGCGCCATCGTGGACGTAGGGGACGGGAAGTGGGCCGTCTACGCCACGGGAGACACCGCGGCCCCTCTCGGCAAGTCCCGCATCAACGACACGCACGGCGCCGTAGGGCCGCAGGCCGCGCTCGTCACGAACAACCAAGAGTGGTACATCGGGGAGACGGACTTCTACGTTTCGGACGGCTACCGCGAGAACAACATCACCTCGCCGGAAGAACCGCCCGCGACGGCTCCCGTCTACATCCAGCAGCAGGGCAAGACCTCGATTCAGAACTTGCTCCGCAACAAGATCGACTGGTCGCAACGCGCCAAGTTCTGCGTCTTGGAACACCGCTCGCGGTCGCAGATTTGGTTCGGCGTCCGCATGACGGACGGCCCCGCGTGGAACACGGACACGAACACCCACACGTTGGTCTACGACGTGGTTCAAGGGTTCTGGACGCGGTACGACATTCCTCTGGATTGCGGCATCCTCGCGGAGATCGCGTCGGAGAAGGCGGAGCCGGTCGGCATCGTGCAAGGCTGGCCGGTCAAGCTCGACCAAGCGACGGGCGACGGAGCCACGGCGTCGGCGGTCTTGACCGTGACGGCCAAGACGGCGGCGACCACCGGAGCTTTGCTTGAGTTCAGCGGCACGCCGTTCAGCGGCTTGGAGTACCGGCACCTTCGCGCCTTCGTCTACCACAAGTCCGACAACTCGATTCAGGAACACCGGATCACCGGCGTCCCCGCGACGAATCAACTCCTGCTGGACTCGAACGACACGACGGTAGCGATCGGGGATCTCGTCATCGTGGCGGCGGCTCCCTACTACTTCGACGTGGTGCCGTACTTCGGGGACATCGCTTCGAGCAAGACGCTCTTGGGCGGCACGCTCGCGGTCGAAATGACTTCGGCGGCGGCGACGATGCGCTTGCAGCACAAGGCGGATGTGCGGACGGTGCCTTCTACGCTTAGCGGGTTCACCTCGCGGACGCTGGCGCTGTCGTCGGCCATCATCGCCCGCTGGCAGGGGTTGGGCGGTTTCGGCACGAACTTCTACATCCGCGTCAGCGAGACGGGCTACGCGCTCGGCACGGGGACGGGAGTGTTCCCCGGCGGCGGGGCGTTCCGCGTCTACAAGATTTCGCTGGAAGGCAGTATCAAGCGCGTGCGGAGTCGGGGATGAGCTACCTACCGGAGATCCATCCGGTCGTGATCCCGCCCCGTCAGATGGTGCGGGACACCGACTGGAACGACTTCATCAAGCGGTACATGGCGGATCATCCCCAGTTCCGCGACAGCTTGCGCAAGTGGATCGTGGCGACGAACGCGACGGTAGACGACCACGAAACGCGCATCGACGATCACGAGACGCGCATCGACACGCTGGAAGCGGGAGGCGGAGGCGGAGGCTCTCCGCTTGACCTCGGACTGGTGACGGACTCCGTGGATACCATCTTTGACTTCGGGAGCGTCGCCTAATGGCCGGTCAACTACAGCTTCGGCGCGGCACGACCGCTGAGAACAACGCCTTTACGGGAGCCGTGGGCGAAGTCACGGTGGACACGACGACGAACGGACTTCGCGTTCACGACGGATCGACCGCGGGCGGGCATACTGTGCTTGGTTCGTCGGCCATCGGGACGACGGTCCAAGCCTATGACGCCGACCTTGCGGCGCTCGCCGGGGTGACTTCGGCGGCGGACAAGGTGTTCTACTTCACCGGAGCGGGAACCGGAGCCCTTGCCGACTTCACTTCGGCGGCGCGTCTGCTTTGCTCCAAATCCAACGTCGCCGGACAGCAAGACGCGCTCGACTTGGTTCCCGGCACCGACGTTCCGGCCTATGACACGCCGCTGGTGCATCACAGCATTTCTTTCCAGTCGTCGGCAGCCACCGCTGCCGGGGCCAGAACTACCGGCATCGCTTCCTCCACGGCCATTGCGGCGCGGCTCAAGACCCCGGCAGGCAAGACTTTCAAGGTTATCGGCGTAACCGCGTCGGTTGAAAGCGGCGCGACGGCAGGGACGTACACCATCAAAGCCGTCATTTACAACCACACGGACGCGACGGAAACGACCCTCGCCACGTTTGCCGCGATTGCGGCCAGCACCGTCGATCAAGTCGAAGCCACGGGCACGGTTTCCTCTCCGCTCGTTTCGATCCCGGCCTCCAAGACGTTCAGCATCGGTTGGGCGAATGATGCCAGTTCCCCCGGTGCGCTGTCCACCAACGCTCGCTCTATCATCGTTACTGGATTCTACTTATGATTAACGTAACCCCGGCAGAAGCGACGGCGGCAGGCTTCACGATAGTCAAGGGATCTGGTGAGCGCGTTCAGCTTTGGTCCGGCACGAGCGGCAAGGGCGAAAGCGTCATGTACGTCATGGATTCGCAGGTCGGAGTAGCCGTCAAAGTCGATGACTACGACGGGGCGACCATGTTGGCGGTGGCGGCGGCGGCGGTACTGGTCGATCTCATTCAAGCATCCGGCTTAGGCGCCGCGACAAAGACCGCCAAGATCAAAGTCATCACGGACGCCTTGGAGCATTTGTAGTTCTGCGCGATTCGGTTGGCACCGTCGCCGTTTCCTCTTAGGATGCGGCGACAAGTCAACCACTTGACGACACGGAGCCGCTCATGGCACTCGACCCCTTCAGCATCGCCACCATCGGTACCTCGGCTTTGGGGGCCATCGGGTCGCTCTTTGGGGGCGGCGGCGGCATCTCCAAGAAGGAACAACGGAACAACTTTCGGTGGGCCGTGGACATGCTCCGCGACTACCGCAACGAGTTTGAAGCGTCGCCGGAACTGGCGAACCTCACGCAAGCCCTTGGACAGTTCTCACAGGACTACCAGACGTACACGCCTGAGTTCACGGAGGGCTTGAAGGCCCGCTACGCCGAGGACTCGCAGAACGGGGCGCGTAACGCCATCGGGCAGGCGTGGGAGCGGTCGGGGGCGCAAGGCGCTTACCGAGATAGCAGCACCCGTGCCGCAGAGCGGAACATCGGCTTGCGGCTCGGCAGCGATATCGCGCAAGGGAACCGCTCGGTGGACGAGCAAGCCCGCAAGTCACGCAGCACGGACTTGGCGACGCTCGGCTCGCTCATCAGCGCCTTGCAGAGCCTTCGCATGGGGCCGGTGCAAGCGGAGGCGAGCGCTCGTTTGGGAGCGCCTGTGACGCAACAGGGCAACGCCTTCGGGTCTTTGCTCCAAGGCTTGGGCACGGTGGCGGCGGGCATCGGCACGGCGCAACAGAAGGGCGGCGGGAGCCTGTGGGGCAACGCCTTCAGCGGCGGGACCACGGCGAACTTCAACGCGGCGGCGGCGGGCAACCCGTTCTCGACGAACTGAGCCGTCATGCAAGACCCACAGCAATACTTCAACACCATCGCGCAGATGATCGTGCAAAGCGCCGCCGCGAGCGCGGCGCAAGACGAAGCGCGGATGCAGCGCGAGCAAGACCTGTCGTTCCGTAGGGAGCAACTGGGGCTTGACCGTGAGCGGTTGGCGCAACAGGGCCGCGAGTCCGATGCGCGAGTCGCCAACGTCAACACGGAAACCGAAGCCCGCAGGTTCGACCTCAAGCGAGCCAAGAGCAAGGACGCGACGGAAGCGGTTGACGAGCAAATCTTCCGCATGGAATCGGGAGAAGATCCCGGCACCTTCGCCGCTCGCAACGCGCTCGAAGATCGCCAAATGACTCGCCGCCTAAACACGGCGAAGGTCACTGAGGCGGAAGCGGAGGTAGATCCGAACTCTCCGAAGAACCTTCGTATGGCACGGCGCGACGATGCCGCCATTGCGGCTTCCGATGCGCAAGCGGCTTTAGCTGCCGCCAACCTCAAAGAGTTCGAGGCTACGGCCACGATGCGCCGCGAGTTGGAGAAGGCGGAACTTGAAGGCAAGCAAGCGATGGCTTCCAAGTCGAAGCTGGACTTTGCAAATGCCAAGGTGGAATCGCGCTTCGCTCGACTTGGGATGCTCACTCCGATTCAAAGGACGCATCTCAACGAGGGGTTCAAAGACCAGATTCGGAAAACGTATCTCGACGCGGTGGCGCGTGGAGTAACCGATCCGGTTACAGGAGTCACCGACTTCAAGGCGCTTGAGGAGCGCATCGCCAGCGTGGACGCTGTGGTGGACGTAGCGACGCGCTTTCAAATGTTGCGCGGCATGGACCCCAACAAGGCGACGCAAGCGCAAGCCATGTTCAAGGCGCTCGGTCAAGATTTGGCGATCTCCTCTCCCGACGCCTACGCGGCGGGCAAGACGATGGTCAAGGCGATGAACAACGTCCTTGACATCATGGTTCCGTCCGAGAGCATCCCGAAGACGGACAAGGTGGATACGCCGCCTGCTCCGAAGCCTCCCGGCGAGATTTCATTGCGAATGAAACCGAAACGGGATGCGGATGAGAAGGAAAGGAAAACAAAGGTCGAAGAAAAGCGAGCGGCTGTTTCCACCTATCTCAGCAATGACACCGATTCGTTGGCGGATCTTCGCAAGATCGTTGCTAAGCGAACTGGCGATCCATCGCTTGCTACCGACGCACGCATCATCGACTTCGTTCTGTCCAAGATCACACCCGAAGGCGAGCGTCTTTCGGAGCGAGAAATCCCGAATCTCATCCGCTTGATCGCCAAGGGAAAAGAAGTCCGTTGAAACCCGGCGAACTCCTCAACATGGCCTTCCAGCGCCGCTTCGGGCCGCAAGACTTGCAGCCCGCTCAAGCGGCGTCGCCTACGTCCATGCCGTCCGAGGAGGAGCTTGGCAAACTCGAAAAGATCGCCGCCACCCAAATGCTCACCGACGCGCAATCCTTGCCGCCTATCGGCATGAACGATGTCGCCGTCATCCTCGCCGCCATGCGTAACCAAGCGTCGCAGCAAGGCGGCTACTGATGGGCTGGCCTTGGGACGACGAGGAGACGGCGCCCGCCGATCCTCGGACGCAACCGCGCTTCAACCCTGATGCGCTCTCCCCCGCCGCCAAGCGGCAACTGGTGCGTCCGCACCTACCTTCTCCCGACGAACTCACGGAGGAGCGGGAGCGCCAGACGAAGGAGGAGCAAGGCGGCTTGCTCTCGACGATCCTCGGACTGCCTGAGAAGGTGTTCTTCGGCCAAGCCATCAAGGGCGCGGTCAAGGGCGCGGCGGAAGGCGGGTTAGAGGGCGGCGTCGAGGGGTTCCTACGCGGGACTCCGTTCGCGTTCCTGTGGGACACGGTGAACGATCTGTGGGGCGGGGAAGACGTAGCTCGCACGACGAACTTCGCGGAGATCCGCAAGGCGTTCGGGGCGACGGATGTGGATGAAGGGGCGGGGAACTTCTTCATCAATCTCTTAGGTGAAATCGCTCTTTCGCCCATCGAACTGTTTGCGGCGCCGTTTGCGCTGACGAAGGCGGGCATCGCGGCGAAGGCCACGATGCAATCGACGGAGACGCTGGCGCAAGCCTTGCAGCTTGGCAACCGCGCCGCGTTGGTGCTGAAGGTTCCCGGCTTCCACATGGCGACGAACCTCGGCTTCAAGTCGGGCTTCGTGCTGCCTGCCGCGATGTTGGACAGCCTCGGCAACCTAGCTCGCACCAACAAGGTCGCCAACGCCATCGCCAAGACGTTCGAGATGGCCTACAACCTGCCGACGCTCGACGGAGCCAAGCGGGCGAAGCAGGCGCTCGACATCTCCTCCTCCGTCAAGCGAAGCATGTTGGCGATGACGGAGGTGCAGTACCGCCAACTCTCGCCGGAAGCGCGGCAGATCGCCGCCGACAAGGGGTTGGGCGACATCATCACCGTCGCCGGTGAAGTCGGCATCGACAAGATCGACTTCGACGGCTCGCTGGATGGCGTCATCGAGGCGCTCAAGAACCCCGACGTAGCCAAGCGTCTCGGGCGCCGCCAATCGTTGTTGGATAACAACCCGACCTTCAAGGGTCTGTGGGACGCGGCGACCGTCCAGTACGGGGCGGCGGGCTACGGCAAGCGCGAGAGCGCGATCCGCGCCATCATCAAAGAGTTCCCCGATATCCCGCTCACGGACGAGATGCTGGCGACGGTCGGCATGGAACGCCGCCTCAACGTCGAAACGACTTGGATCGGAGACGGCACCCCGCCCGTGGGCGACCCGGCTTCGACGATGGTGAACCCGCGAGCGGCCACGGCAGAAGCCTTGGCGCGTTCCCCCGAGAACGTCATCGAAGGCGACGCCTTCACTACGCCGCTGGAAGCGACGCCACGGGCCTTGGTCGGGGAGGCTACCGCAGGGCAGGCCGCCCGCGCCGACACGGCTACGGAGGTTCAGGAGCGGTTGGCGGGCGCGATTCGCGGCGGACGCGAGAAGGTCGTCAAAGACCTCCTCACCCTCCAAGAGCATGTCAAGGCCGGGAAGGTGTCCGGCGACGCCTTCAACGAGTTCCTCGGCTTCCAGAAGCGCATCTTCTCGTCCATCGGCGCGGCGGAGATCACGCACGGCTTGATGAACCAAGCCTTGGAGCCGTTCCTTGGGATGTACGCCCCGCACATCCTGAACGAGAACGTGATGAACCTCGCCAACGAGAGGTTCCTGTCCGTTCTCAAGAAGTACAACTACACCTCGCCGCGTGCGCTCAAGGACATGACGGCGCTCGAAGCCAACATCATCGCAGAAGACTTTGGCAACAAGGCGCTCGGCTTCTTCCCGTTGAAGGACTTGAAGCCGAAGAATGGTCTCGCCGTCTGGCAAAAGATCTTCGACCACGACTTCATCAAGCAGCTTCACAAGGTCGATCCCGAAGGCGCGAGCGTCTTCCGTGCCATGCACGATGAAGACTCGTTCTTCCGCATCGATCCGCTCAAGAACTTGCGGGATCGCGTGGGGCAGTCGGCGGAACGCTTCGCCAACCGCGCCATGCAGAAGCACTTCTACGGCGCGATGGCCGTGGAAGAACTGACGCCGCAAGAGTTCGCCCTACGCAAGTCGGAGAACTACTTCGGGGAAGGCTCCGAGTACGTTGCGGTCTTGGAGACGACGGGAGGCTTCGATCCGCTGACTCGCGGACGGGCCATCGAAGAATACGCGCTTGCTCCTGAGCTTGAGACTGAGTTTCTCATCGCCAAGACGCAAGCCGAGGACAACTTCCACCAGCAGATACAAGCGAACGGGATCAACGCGGAGAACGCCTTAGCGGATCTCCAATCGTCCCGCCTGCTCCACGAGAACAGCATCGCGGACGACCTCGCGGTGAAGCAAGGCGAGTTGCTGGCGACGGCCAACGTCAAGCGGTCGATACTCGCCGTCAAGGAAGCCAAGGATCGCTACCGCGGCATCGAAAGCGCGTGGCGTTCCAGCGTCGGCGTGCGTGCCAAGCGCGGGCTTCCGAAGGGCGTCGTCGCCACGGAGTCGCGGGCGGCCTACGCCCGTGAATGGGAAGCCTTCCAAGCGTTGGGCGGAACGTCCAAGGAGAAGTTCCACAAGGAGCTTTTCGAGCGCGTCAAGGAAGCGCGGGAGGAAGTCGCTTCCGCCACCGCCTCTCTGAAGTCGAACCAAGCCGCCGTCGAGTCCGTCCTTGACAGCCAACTCGACGCCGCCTACTCCGTCACCGAAGGCTTCAAGGCGCAACGCCGCCTCGTTCGCGGTCAAGCCGCCGACACCGCCGCCAACATCGGAGCCACCCGTCGCCAGTCCATCGACGTGGCCTCCGAGATGCGCCGCCTCGGCCTCAACGCCAAGCGCGTAGCCGAGGAGTCCGCGATCCAACGGCAGATCGCCCAAGACGGCGGGCTGGCGCTCGACGAAGCCGCGCAGCGCGTCGTGGGTACCGGCAAGGACGGCAAAGAGATCACGCTGTTCGACCGCGTGTTCAGCCGCCTTGACCCGTCCACCAAGATCAAGGTTCTCCGCCGCGAGGACTTCGCCGGGTTCCGCGCTTTGCAAGCCGACTTGCACCGTCCCGATCCGTTCCGCAACAACTCCTTCGTGCGGATGATCGACAACTTCAAGGCGGGATGGGCCGCGCACACGATCAACAATCCGTTGTTCGTGCAGACCCGCGTGCGCAACGCCGTGCAGGCGATGGGATCGTCGCTCTCGGCGGGGCTGTTCTCCATCTCGGGGCAAACGGAGTCCTTTAAGATTTCCCAAGCCATCAGCCGCATGTCGATGGGAGACAAGAGCGCGATGGAGGCGCTCAAGGCGATTCCTGTCAGCGGAACCAAGGTGAGTCTATACGACGCCTTCAACCTCGCTCTTGAGAACGGGGCGGTCAACTTCTCCTCCGCCTACGCCGATGGTGTGAGCGACGCCGCCAACAAAGCCGCCTCGCTCACCACGGTAGGGGAAGCCGCCGGGAACGCGGTCAAGTACTTCAAGTCCAACCCGTTCAGCGCGACCAAAGACTTGGTGATGCCGCGCTTCATGTCCAAGTCGGACTCACCGATCAACCAACTCGGCTCGACGATGGAAGGCGCCGCCGATCAGTGGCAGCGCATGGCCTCCTTCCTCGGCGGCTTGAAGAAGGGCATGGCTCCCGCCGAGGCTGGGCAAGCCGTCCGCAAGTGGCTCTACGACTCCTCGCTCCCGCTCACTTGGACGGAGCGCACCCTGTTCCGTCGCGTCATGCCGTTCTACTCATTCCAGAAGTACGCCTTGCGCACCTTCTCGGAGATGTACCTGACGCGGCCCGCGACGCTGACTTGGTTCGACAAGTACCAGAAGGAATCCAAGCGCCGCACCGGCGTCGAGAACATCGACACCGTGCTTCCTCCGTTCGTGACCGAGAGCTTCGGCATCGTCACGAAGAACGACGCGACGGGAGCGAAGGTGCGGTTGTTCGGCGGCTGGTTCAACATCGGTGAAGCCGCCGCCGTGGCAGACGCCTTCGACCGCGAACAGCAAGCGGGAGACGGCACCGGCTCTCCGTTCATCCGTTACGCGATGAACAAGATGCACCCCGCGCTTCGCACCATCGCGGAGCAAATCTCCAACAAGGACTTCTTCAGCGACCGCGACTTGGAAGCCTACCCCGGCGAGGCTGGCGAGTTCATGGGGATGGTGATGCCGAAGCGCATCATCCGCATCATGGGGCAGATGCGCTTCCTCAACGAACTGAACAAGCTCAACGTGTTCAACGCGAGCGAGTTCCGCGTCATGTCGAACGCGGTGTCCCGTAGCGCCATCGGCAAGTCTCCCGAGATGAGCCTGTTGTCGAAGCTCATCAACTCGCCGTTCTCCCCGTTGCCGGTGCCGGGCGAGCGCGATATCAACGTGCAACAGGAAGCGTCCTACCGTCAGTCGAAAGACGAGGCGGTGCTACGCGACCTCAAGGGCAAGATCATCCGGCGCATCGCGGCACCGGACGCCATGCCGACCAAACAGAAGGATCTCGCGGCGTTGCGGGATCTCTACAAGGAAACCGGAGCCAGAATCCTCCGTCGCGGAGAGGCAGCGGCCTCTTACGGCGGGCCGGAAACGAAGGCCGACGTGCGACGACTGCGCCGCTTGCAAGTGAACCGCATCGCGGGCACGGGCACGGCGCCGCAAGGGGAGTAGACCATGAGCATTTACGGCTGTCTTTCCGACAATCTTCAGTGTATCGCCCACACGTTGGCGGCGACTACGGCGGTAACGATGACCGACGTGTTCCCTGCCGGTGTCAACACCGTGGAGATCACTTCGAGCGTCGATACCACGATCACCTTCCTGTTCGGTGGAGCGCCTCCCGCTGCGGCGGGCAACAACACGGCGGCGGTGACGGGCGGCTACAAGAACGTCGGGCCGAGTTTCCCGCCTGCGGTGTTTCACTCGAAATCGAACTTCCGCACCATCGGGATCAAGAACACGGGTTCCGTGAGCGCCAACTTGGCGATCAACGGTTGGGCCGGAATCCGCATTTCGGGGCCGTGAGATGACCACCTACTACGTTGCAAAGACTGGAAGCGATGGGGCGAATGGCTCCTCGGCTACGCCGTGGGCGACGGTGGCTTATGCTTGCACCCAAGTTTCCACCAACGACACGATCATCGTGTCACCGGGGACGTACCAAGATCCTGTCGCCATCGGAACAGACGGGATCACTGTTCGCGGCGTAGTAGGGCAAGAAAAGCCGTTGATCTACGGCGGAGCGCAAGTCGCCGGTTCGTGGGTCGCGCACGCGGCGAACGTCTGGAAGATCACCGCTTACGCCAGCGATCCGCAAGCGTTGATCTTCCGGCCTACGTCTACGACTTGGGTCAAAGGCGACCGTCGTGATTCCGTGGTCGAACTGGACGCGGAATACAAGTGGTTTTACGACAGCGGAGCAACGACGCTGTACGTCTACGCCGCGACGACGCCTGCGACGCGGTACTACCAAGTGGACTACACCTCCGACGCGGGAACCGCCGGGTTGTACGCCAACAGCGGAGGCATCTACTTGCTGACCGCCGACAACGTGACCTTGCAAGGGTTGGCGGTGTACGGGTGGGACGGCAACGGAGTGCTGGCCGACGATTGCAGCACCTTGACGATCAAGGATTGCGACATCTCCTACAACTCGGAGGATGGTTGCGGCGGCTACAACATGCCGAACTTCTCCGTCTTGTCGTCGCGGTGCTGCTGGAACGGAACGCGCAAGGCGAGAAACCTCGGAGAGCTTCTCTCGGACGGCGACGGAGTTTCTACGCACAAGGGCGGCGGGGCTGGCGTAGGGGCGCAGAACTTCTTGGTGTCGCGCTGCTACTTCGAGGGCAACACCAAGAGCGGAGTGCAGAACATCAACAACTCCGCCGGGGTGGTCGAGCGGTGTCTGTCCATCGGATGCAACCTGAACTTCGTCGTCAACGCCGTGGATGCCGGGAACACTCAAACGATACGTTCGTGCAAGGTGGTTTGCAGCGCAAGCGACATCGGAGGCATCGGAGCTTCCACGTCGGACACGGCGAACTTCTATGCGACGACGGTGTACGGCGCAAACACGGCTTCGATTGCAGGTTTGCTGGTGATTAGCGGGACGGTCAACGTCACCGACTGCATCATCACCAACTTCACCACCGGCGTTTCGGTCTTAGGTGGCACGCTGAACCACACTTACAACAACCTCGGCGGAAACGGCGCGGTTGGAGTCGCTCTTTCTACGGGAGAGATCACGACGGCCCCGGCGTTGTCGGGGACGGCCAGCGGGCAACTGAGCATCACGCGCACTTCGCCGTGCTTCAACACGGGTACGGATCTTTCGGGTTCCGGTGTCACGCACGACTACACGGGACGGAAGCGCGGCGCGAACGCAAAGTCGATGGGTGCGATGGAGCCTTCAAGGGCGTCGCATTCTTCGGCATTTTCTGTTGAGGCATGACATGACGCAGACGATTTCTGGTTCGCAGGTTTTCCAAGACGAGGTTTCCGGTACGGACTCGTCGGATACACTTGCGCCTAAGATGAAAGCCCAAGACGAATTGCGTCCCGCGACGGCGGTGGTGAAGCTGTGGCCGATCATCCTTTGCGCTTGCGGATTCATCGGGCAGTACGTCGGGATGAACGGGAAGATTGACCAACTGATCGACCAGTCGAGGATTCAGACGGCCAAGCTCGACAGCATCGAAAAGAAGATCGCGGAACACGACACCTTCATCGCCGTCTTGCGTGACCGCGAGACGCGGGCAGCCAAGTAACCGCTTGTGGGTTACGGGGTGCTTGGTCTCGGTCGCCGTCGTCGCGTGCGTCACGGCGGTACGAGCTTGGGTGCGAGTCGTCGGGTTGGTCGCAAGGGTCGAGGCGCTTGAGTACGAGGTCTATGTCCATGCCAAAGCGAACGCGAAGGTGGTGGACGCAGGCCAAGCGCGGAAGTGGCGACGGCAAGACTGGTGGAACCATCGCGTGCGCGAGGGGTTGTACCTCATCGGGCCGTTCGACGATGATCCGCCTTCGGTAAGCGACTTAGGGCCGCACCAAGATCCCGATTGACAAGGAGTTCGCCCGGTGTACCATGAGCGCGAACAGACACGGGACGGCGGCAAACCATCCTTTCCTTCACGAAGTTCTCCTCTTTCCTCCTCTGCCGCCGTCCTGCATACACGTCCCGCCGCCTCGCGTCTTTTCCCTTGTTCGGTGAGACTCCTAAATAGAGCGACCGCTGTGACGAGCCAGTTGCTCCGCTTGGCGGCGGGCACGCTCTTTCTGACCGGGTGCGCCTACGACAAGGTGGACGTATTCGTGGGGGTGGACCCCGGCGCGGTAGGATTCCCCTTGCCGCGGGTGGGCCTTGAGGTTCACTTGCAAGAGAACCTGAAGCTCAAAGGAGCCAACGATGAAACGGATGATCTGGCTGAGTACCGCCTTGCTTTGCTGCGGTTGCAGCACGGTGAACAAGGCGGAGGAACTGATCGGGAAGGTCAGCGCGAAAGTAGACCAACTGGCCCCGGCGGTGACGGCGGCATCTGAAACCGCAAAAGCCGCAATCGCGGTAGCTCAAGAAGCCAAGGCCAAGGTCGAAGCCAAGGCCGACACGGCGCTGAACACCCTCGGGGACAAGGGCGCCCCGGTGGACGGCAAGGCGAGCGACCTGCTGGCATGGCTCAAGGACAATCCGATGGAGGCTGCCAAAGACCCCGCCTTGGTCGCTACGGCTCTGGCAGCCCTGCTGATGGGTTACAAGCGCCGGAAGGCTCTCACGGCCCTTGCCGCCGTCGTGAAGGGCGTAGAAGACGCCTCACCGGACGCGCAGGCCAACGTGAAGGCGGCGATCAAGGACGCGGGCGGGAGCGCGAGCGGGATTCGGGAACTGATCCGAGAGGTCAAGAAGGAAGTGGCCTAACCATGCCTGACGAACAAGCGATCCGGGATATCACCCTGAGCATCAACGAGATCAAGGGCGCAGCCTCCATGTTGGAGGAGGCGCTGAAACTGGGCGAGGTGACGGTTGGGCTGGTGTCGTCGGTGGACGACATCCTGACCCGGTTCGCCATCCCGCGCCTGAAGGCCGTCGTCGATGCCGTGTGAGCGCCCGGTCATCGAGGCTCCGCCGGTGCTGGAACGGCTGGCGGGGCCTCCGGGGTAGCTACTCGTCGAGTTGCTCTGCGGCCCGTCCTGCCCATTGAGCAAGGAAGACGAGTAACTTGGCCGCATCGGGAACCGTCAGTGTGATGTGCTGTTCCTGATTCACGCCTACGTCGATGGTGAGTTTCTCACCGTAGTTCTTGACGCTGAGCGTGTCTGACAGATGGTGTCTCACATCATCTCCCTTCGACGGCTTCTGAATTGATGCCCGCAAGACAGCGGTCTGTTCGTCGTAGTGCGTCGTGCATAGGTACTGGCCCGCGATGTTCGAGTACCACGTTGCCAGCTTCGTGCATGACGGGACTTCGCAGAACAGACGCAATGGTTTTGGCGGCGTGTCGCTCATCGGTTGCTCCACGGATCAACCCTCGGCGCGGACACCCCGTTCCGCGTGACGTAGGCGGCGAACACGACTAACGCGGCGAGGGCGAGGAGGACGGAGAGGGCGAGGTGGGTCGGCTTCATGGCAACGCACCCGCTTCCCGCATCTCATCCAATCGACGCCGCGCATAGGCGTTCCTCGGCCCGTTCGATCCCGCCGCCATGAGGCAAAGCAAGTCGAGTTCGTCCTTCGGCGTGCAATCGTTGCGAAGCTCGCAGTCCGACTCTGGAACTATCGTCTCGGGCCAACCGACGCAAGTGATCCATCCGTTCTCCGCGACGGCGACGGTCCACGTCTCATCGAGGCTTCGGACGTACACGGTGTCTCCGGTTTTCATCGCTTCAACTCCTCCATGCTCGATACCTTGTGTTCCACGACGCGGAGGTTGTCTCCGACGATAAACGCCTGTCGGTTCAGGTTGGTTCTATCCATCCAAATGCCTTTGACGTTGTTGTGAAACCAATCGCCGCCGAACGTGTCGTCGAGCCATTCGCTGATCTTCATGCCCGATGCTCCGTACACCCCACCTGACCGCAGACGATCGCCCCCGGTTCCGCCATGTCCGCCATCATCGAAAGAATCCGAATCTTGATCGGCAGCGCGTCGCCTTTCGCAAGGCAGTAGAGCCCCGCCTTGACGCGGCAACGGTCGAGCGTCGAGCGGGCTTCGGCCTTCATCGCGGCCTTCTCGGCTTTGCGTTTCGTGATCGGGTTCATCGCTTCCCCTTCCGCGCGAGACGGCGCGCGGCCGGTGCGCCGATAACCCACGATCGCTTGCGGGCCGCCTCGACGGCAAGTTTCGCGTTGCCGACAACGTCGTCCGTGCGACCGAAAAATAAGCACGATCCGTCGTCGGCGTACACGAAAGCCCCATGGGACGCCGCCGTCACTCGGAACCCGTGCTTCGTGGCGTCCCACGAATCCGAGTTGTAGTCGTGTACCCAACCGTCGGCCTCCATCCGCTCCGCGACCGTCACGGCTTGGGATCCTGAGCGTGGGGCTTCACTTCAAAGCGCCACGGCCCGACATCCGACACGGCTTTCCATCCGGCGGCTTCGGCCTCGGCGTGCGTCTCGAATACGGTCGGCTTGTCGTCGTCGCCGCAGACGTACCACGGCGCACCGTCGTTGCAGCCGAGATCGTCCGATCCGGTGCAGTCGCCGCAATAGACCTCGACGATGTAGCTCACGGCTTGCCCTCCCCGCCCCGGCTCGCCTTCGCCTCGGCGGCGCGGCGGGCGTCGTGGTTGTCGGCGGCGTCTTCCAGTAGCGAATAGGCCGGAACCGTTCGAGTCTCGTCGTACCGCTTCCACGCCTTCCGCCACGCATCGCACGCCTCCCGATCCCCGTCGAGCGCGGCGCGGGCGGCGGCGAGTTGCTGCGAGTGCTCGGCGATGGATGCGAGGTGGATAGCCCGCTCCGCCCTGAGCTTGGCGATCTCGGCGTATTTGGCGGCGCAGTCGTGGCACGGAGCCATCGTGCGCGAGATTATGGCGGGCGGAATCCGACACGCGCTTCCGTGCGTATACACGTTCTGTCCGCAGTGAATGCAGTCCATCACCCACCCCCTTGCGCCGCGTCGAGGGCGGCGCGTAATGCGACCACGGCCTTCGTCAGTTGAGGATGCCCCGGCGATCCGCTGCAATCCCATTCGTCGTCCCACGGCCCGAGCAACGCTTCCGCCGCCGCCTCCACCTTCCGCAGCCGCTCGACTTCCGCGACGAGGGCGGGGAGGTGCCTTGCCGCAGAGTCCCCGAGGGCGACAAACCTACGGATCTCGTCGAGGTCAATCACGGACACCCCAAGTTCTCAGTCTTCGACGCGGACGGGACGTACCCCAACGGACCACGCACCCACGCGACCATCTCCAATCTCCCCGTCGCTCCGATCGGCACCTCGACCACATCGTAGCCGCGGCACGGCACCGTAGGCGAGATCATCAGCCGCGAGACGAAGTTTCCCGCGCAGTCGAAGACGACGAACGTGATGAAGTCGGGGATCGGGTCGCAGTTGTAGAACAGGACGTAGCGGCTGTTCGGCCCGCCGTCGTCGAACGTGTACGCCGGGAACGTCGGCGCGGGCAGGTTCGGCGTCGGGTCGTCGAGGACGAGGTGGGGCGTGTCGTCCACGTCGCCGGTGCAGGCGAGGAGGAACAGGATCAATAGCGGTTTCATCTCAACTCTCCTCCGCGGAATCCGCCGCGGGCGGGTGTTTCACGATGGCGCGAAGCCCGTCCTTGAACATCGTAGCTGTCTTGGTTCCGATGGCCTTCCGCGCTTCGACGGACGACTTGATCTCTCCCGACGCCTCACGCTCGACGTCTTCGATCATCGCGGCGATGACGCGCCCGGTGTCCTTGAACTCGCTCGGGTTTCCGAGCTTGTCGAGAACGTGCGCGAGACGCATCGCGGTCACCCATTCGTCAGCGATGGCTTGCGCCTCCGTCAGAACGGCGAGCTTCGCGGGATCAACGGGCGGGCTCGTCTTGCGCTCCGAGAACTCGGGCCTCTTGTGCTTGGCGATCACGCGACGACCGTCCGACGTGACGCACTCGAACGGCGGGCGGATCACGATGCCTTCGGCGTTGTGTCCGAACGTCCCGTGCCGCTCGGCTTGCGTCGAGAACCTGTCTCTCTCGAAGTCCAGCGCACCGACCGTCGCCGGAACCAACTCGAACCGAACGAACTCAAGCCCGAGCTTCGCGGACACGTCGGCGGCGTTCGGCACGTTGAGCCAAGTCGTATCGACGAGAACGTCGAAGGCGACGAAGCGAAGCTGTTTCCCGTAGGCGTGCGACATGCCTTGACACTTGCCGCCGTAGGCTTCTCCGTAGACGACGACTTTCTTCGCCCCGAAGATTTCGAGCATCGTCGATTCGATGGCGGACTCGGTGGGGTAGAGCGTGCCGAAAAGCTCCGCGAAGTTCGTCGGCTTCTCCCCTCCGCTGAACAGACGGATCGAAGCGCCGTCCCATGCGATGTGGGCGCTCGTTCCGTGGACTTTCTCCAAGGCGTAGACCTCGCGGAAGGCAAGGATTCGCTGCGCCTCAGGACGGTACAGATTCTCGATGTGAAGGTATCCCATGTCGTGACTCCTGTGTTTTGTTGACTACTTCCTTGCCCTCAGAAACGCCGAGTAGACGGCGGAGGAGGCGGAGTCGTGGTAGTACGTCGAGCCTTCCGACCCGTATACGTCCTCGTACCACCGGCCATCGCTCAGCCTTCCGACCGATGCCTTGCGCGATGCGAACACTGTAGCGTGCATCGTCGGATACCGGCCTCCGACGAACTCAAACGACGACACATCATCAGTCGCATGTTCCTTGATCGCCGCCAAGAGTTCTTCGGCGGGGGTCATTTGGTCATGTACTCCACGGCTGCGGCGACGGCGTTGTCGGCCAAGGACATCATCGAGTATAGCGGCCTTGACTCTTCCGTGTGTCGTGTCACGCACCATCCTTTTTCGACAGGGAAAACATATGCCCATCGCTTCGATTTCGTCAAGTAAAGCTCGACGGTGTCGCGCCTAAGCTCGATGCTGTATCCGCGCCCTGACGCGCAATGCTTCACGACGGCTTGCCAGAGTTCTTCGGCGGGGGTCATTCCGCACACGCTTTCAGCAGGGCCGCGCGGGCGGCTTCGTCCAGATCGGCCGCCCAATCCTCCGCGAGCTTGGCGAGGGAGAGGGCGCGGCAGACGCGATCCGCGACCATCGGATGTTCGATAGCCGATGCCATTACCTGATCATCGTCTCCGTTGACGGTGAACGTGTAAATGAAGCCGAACTCGTCGAGCGTGTACGTCGCACACGCCCACGCCGGGGCCTTACCGTGTTCGAAGGTGGTCACTTGGATTGCTCCCCGAAAAGAATCCTACGCATCCGAATCTTCGCGCTGGCGATCACTGGCGACAGCGACTCCGAGTCCACGCAGTCGATGACGCATCCGAGAATGCCGACCAGACGCACGGCGTCGGCAAGGTCGGCAAGGCAAAGGCGGATCTTCGTCGCGTCGTTGATCTCTTGCGCGATGGACTCGGCTTGCTCGCGTGTGCCCGAGTAGTTCACGAAGCGGGAACCGATGGCGATGACGTGCGTTCCGTCTTCCTTCGACGGCATGACGTCGGCGTATTTGTTGGTCACGCTTCGATCTCCTTGCAGGCGGCGGTGAAGTCCCACATGAACGCATCGGTAGCGACATCGAAGTCCGTGCGGCCGACGTTCTCGTCGAACGCGGCTCGCGCCCAAACGACCATCGCCCTCGCCACCGCCGCCGGAATCACCTGCGGCTCGTCGGCGGCGAACGCGGCTTCGCACTTCGCGAGGAATTGTTCGGGGGTCATCACTTGGTCTCCACGCGAAGGCCGAACGGAACGCCGCCGTTGGCGATGAACCGCCAGTGAGCGACGACATCGGGATGGGCCTGTCGAGTCGCCGCGACATCTTGGAGTCGCTCGATCGCTTGCATCACCAGCCAATCGTGAACGTGCTTCGGGATCGTCTTCACCTTGTCCTCGTACTGCGGGTGGAGAAGGTCGTTGTACTGCATCAGACGGAACGGTTCGTCCTTCCATCCGTTCCATCCAGCGATAGCGTCCATGATGACGCACGACGCTTGGAAGCCGGTGATGCCGCCGCACGACGAATCATCGGCAACCTGACCTGCGGCGACCATGAAGGCGGACATGGCGCGGCAGATCGTGCCGTAGTCGTGATTGAAAGATCCTCCGAAAAGGTCTCGGTACATCAGGCACAGATCGTCGAGCGTCTTCGCGGCCTTCGCTCGCGCCATCCATTCGGCGCTAAGCGCCAGTTCGTCGTGTCCTTTGTTCTCGCTCATGGCTTCCGTTCCTTCCGCGCCTTCACCGGCGCCGGGACTTCGATGCGGCACAGCGTATCTATGAACCGTTGCGCGAGACGCACGCGAGCGGCCGTCGCCATCTTCGCCTTCGCCCGCTTGGCGCGGCCTTTCTTGAGACGTTTCATCGCTCGCCTTTCTCGACGGAATCCGCTTCCGCTCTGAGCGCCGTGCGAACGTCGTGCTTCGTGATGACCTCGCCGTGGCCGAAGTCGTCCTTGAGTGCTTCGCTGTCCGCGAACAACCGCAACGCCTTCGCCGCGGCCTCCAACGCCGCGAGCGCCTTCTCGGCGGCGCTCACTTCGCACCGCCTTTGCGACGAAGGCGACGATCGCGGTTCGCCACAAGTCGGGAGAGTTCCGCGTTCGCGGCTTCAGTGCAGATAAGCGCACTAACCTCAGAGCCTTCCCATCCGACGATGGCTTGGCCGATCCAAATGGAGTAGTCCGTACCTCGGCCTTTGCGCCACTTCGCCCACTTCACTTCGACGGGTTTATTCTTCGGCTTCACGACGCACCGCCTTGCTTCGCGGCGAGGTGGGCGCGGACGGCGGAAAGCAGCGGACCGATCGTGCTCCAGTCGCTATCATTCCACGCCTCCGCCGCCTCGACCACCTTCGCCGCCGTGTCGGTCAGCGCGGGGGCGGCGCGTAGTCGTGCCATCTCCACTCCGATAGCCTCGGCGGCGCGGGCGATTCCACCGACGCGACCATCGGGCTTGTGCGATTCAATCGGGAACCCGATCCGCTCGAACACCGGACTGCATCCGTGAACCATTCCGCCATACGCTTCGGCCTTGACTCGCCAGTGCGCCACTTCCTCGCGCAGTCCGTTGATCTCGTCCGATGCGGGAGCTTCGGCTTCGGTAGTCCACGGCGCCACGTTCGCGGCTTCGAGGGCGTCGGCAAGTTCCATCGACACCATCAACGCTTCGTCGCTCGTGTGATTCGATAACCCCGGCTTAAGGGGAACGCACACCAGCTTCGCCGCCGTCTCCGCGATCCACTCGTTACGGGTCATGCTGATCTCCCTCAGTTGTTGCACACCGGATCGCCCACGCAGCGCCCTGCCATCGCGCAGGCACGCGGGGTGCCGCAGAACGTGGGGTACGCCGTCGTCAAGGCGAAGACATCTCTTGCCGCCGTCTTGTACGCTTCGGGATCGCGGCAGTCCTTCTCCTTCGCGTACTCGTCCAGCCGCACGGCGAACGCGATCATCTCGGCCTTGGTGGGACTCATTGAAACACCACCTTGTATTTCCACGTTCCCGTCGCGGCGAGGCGCATGGAGTTGACTTCCAGCACGCGGTACTCCGCACGAAAGCGATCCTTCCGCAAGTCGCGGAGGCGAGCGGAGGCGCCGGCCTCCGAGCATTGCGCCATGTTGGCGATCTCGCGGAGCGTGCGGTATTGCCCGTCGCGCATGACCTTGACCACGCGCTGCAAGGACGACGACAGCCGCGCTTCGTCCAGCACCGGCGTAAACGTCGCTCCGTCGAACTTGGGAAGAGTCATCGCAACATCCTTTGCTTGAGCAGGGCGTTCGCCTCATCGGCGTTGATGTGAAGGACGCTTTTGCCGTCGCATTCATCCGTGCTGCTTTGGACGGTGTAGAAAGAGAAGTCAGGACCGCAGCATTCGCAGGTCACGTTGCTTGGATCGCATCCAAACTTTTCCTCAAAGACTTGCGCTGCAACAGTGAACGAGGCCTCGATGTAGATCGTCTCGTAAGGCGTCTTTGCCATGCCTCCCGAGTTCATGTCGTAAAACCGAACGTACTTTCCGGTCGTCATCAGTCACCACCTTTCACGCCCCCATGTTCACTCGTTGAACCCTTCTTGTCAAGAGGGGCTTTCTCTTTTTCGTTGACGACGGTGCGGAAGGCTTCGAGGAGGTGGCCTACGGTCGTGTCGTCGTCGCTGTCGCGGAGGAGGAGGGAGACTTCGGGGTGAACGGAAGCGAGGCGGCGTCGTAGTTCGACGCGGACTCCGGTGGCTTCGTCCTTGATGGTGATGAGCCATTCAGGGAAGGCGTCGGAGCAGTAGCCTCCGATGGCGTGACGACGGAGGTAGCGGAGGAAGGGCTTAACCACGGATCACCTCCGCCTGCATGAGCGTCTGCGTCTCGTAGAGGGCGAGGAGAACGGACATGGCGACAAGGACATTATCCCGCGCCTCGTCGGAAGGCTTCTCGACCAGCAGTTTCCGCTTGTCGATGAGGTCTTCGTTCCGCCAGTTGATCTCCTCCTGCATCTTCGACAGGAGGCGTTCCGCGAGCGGCTTGGCGGCAGGGACGGATGGCGTGTTGTCGTAGCTCATGGCTTGCTCCTTGCCTTGCGGGCCTCTGCCTCGCGGTGGGCGCATTCCAAATCGTAGAACATGTGTTCGCTTTGAGATGTGAATGGACCCATGATGAAGAACGCGGCTCCATCGATGGCGAGGTCAGCGAACTCCGTCCGAAGTTTGTAAAGGCTCTTGGTTCTCAGCGCCTTCACCTTCGCCCGTCGAGCGCGGCCTTTCTTGAGTCTAATCATTAGAGCGCCTCCGTCTGTTTGTGCATACCGAACGAGGCGTCGGTCACGACGCCGCCGAGGTTCTCGATGTGCTTCCTCAGCCTGTTCATCACGGCGGCCTTCGCCAAGTGAGCCCCACCGGGCGTCACCTTCATCAGCTTCGTGGTGTCAAGCAACTGCGAGTAGATCTCGATCAGGGCCGTTCTCTTGTTCTCGTACTTCATCCCGTCACGCTTCTTCAAGCAGACGGTGCAGGCCAAACTGTTCGGCTTGGAGTGATGCCGCACCATGTAGCCGGTGTGGCCGTTGCGACAGGTCTTCCATTCGACGGGGGAGGTGGTCATGTCAGAGATCCACCATTTCATCACACGGGTCGTTCGTCGCCAGCGTCTCTCCGCTGAGCGTGAGGTATCGCTTGACCTCGCGGGCGAGGGGATCGTTCGGACGGTTCCCTTCCAGCGTCACAACCTCGATGACCTGAATCACCTTGGCGGAACGGAAATGCGGAGGGAACTTGAAGTCTTCGGGTAGGTTGCTCATTTGATTTCCAGAACCTCTTTCAACGTGTCCTTCTGCATGGCGACCAGCATCCCGAACACCGCCAAGCTAGCGACCATGATCCCGTGATCCTTGTTCGTTTGCATGGCGATGGAGGTGACAACGATCGACATGAAGTAGAGAGCCAGAAGGAACGCAATCAGCCAAACGTACCTCACTTCACCGCCTCCTTGAGCGCCGCCACCGCCGCGTCGTAGCGGTCGAACACCGGCGTCCGCGTGTAGCGTTCGTCCTCGGGGCAGTCCGTCATGTGGCGCTCGATGGCGGCGTCGGCTTCGGTGAACTCGCGGATGAGGGCGAGGAGGCGGTTGCATTTATCATAAATGCTCACTTGGGTTGCTCCTTGTAGGCGTCGATGGCGGAGAAGATGGCAGCGCGTGCGATTGACATGTCTGAAAACAGCAGGTACAGATCGGCGCGAGGATCGCGGACTCGCTCATCGAAGAACGCCGCGTCGATCTTGCGATACGCCACCGCCAGCACCCCGATCTTCGCCAGCGCGAGCAGGCGCGGGAGGTTGTTGCGGGAGAAGGTGATGAGGGCGCGGTCGCACTCCTTGATTGACAGACTGTGATCGTAGTGCCACGGGCCTCCGAACTCTTCGAGGCCGATCACTTCGTTCCACGGGCTCACGTCTTGGACGATGGAGCCTTCGTCTTTCCACGGGCCACCGCTGGCCTCCCGCTCCAACCGCTCCATCTCCTCGACCATCTTCGCGTCGTCTTCTTGCTGGCTCATCTTCGCTCCTTTGCCGCGTCGGGGTCCACCCATTCGTTGTTCAAGTAGTCACGAAGAACTCGAACTTCGTCGCGGTCGAGAACAAGGCTTTCACCTTCTTCCCTCAAGCAAATCCAACCCTCTTTAGCGTTGACATATAAGGCCACTTTCGACCTATCGCCAAGCACCTTTACCATCATGTACTGCATCGACTCCCTTTCCACGCACAAACCGGACTCTGCTCCATACCTCCCCCTAAGTCCCCCACCCCTTACTCCCTTTCAGGAGAGGTAGGAACCTCAGAGGAGTGACCCGAGCGGCTCTTGTTTCTGTAGGCTGACCGCTTCTTACCACCCTGCCTACCTCGACTGCCCCGCCGTCGCGCTGCAAGGGCTTCCAGCCGCTCCCGGTAGCTTTACCCCGCCGGACGGATTCACGGGGGAGGTCGTCGCCTCTAAAGCCGCCGCAGCGGCCTTGCCCGTGGCTCCCATCGAAGGGCGGGCAAAAAGAAAACGGCCTCGACAGGAGAAGCTGTCGAGGCCGTTTAAGCCGTCGCCGGGAATGAGTGAGAGACCCGCCGAGGTTGTTTGGTCGCGCGTCAGCTTCTCCTGACGACGCCCACAAGATAGGTTCACTCGCCGCACTTGTCAAGTCACGGTGCTGCTTTTTTTAGGCAGTCGTCGCAAGGCCTTCCGTGTTCTACCTTTCCGTTCTTCGAGATTTGCCACGCCCGCTTCCCGCAGGTGAGGTTGGCGCAGAATCCGCGGTAGATGGTGCTTTTGGTGACATGGCAGATCGTCCAGTCCGAGTCTTTGTCCTCAGGGTGGAACCGGGACATGTTGGTGGGAACGGCCTCCCTCGGGGGAACGTAGGCGTCGCACCATGCGTCCTTGTCGCCCATGCGGACGGTCATGGCTTTTTCTCCGCAAAGGTCGTGGCCGAGAAAGCGATCCTCAAAGCTCTCGCAAGGAAGATCCTCGTAAACCGGGAGAGTTTAGGAAAGTCGGCAGTCACCGAGGCGATTGCTTCTGAAGACCACTCGGCAAGAGAGATGCGATCCTTCATGTCGTGACATCCGACACAGCAAGCAACAACTTCTTGACCACCAGCTTCTTTGGGTATCGGAAAGTGATCCATCTCCAAGCGCCCCTTTGCGTTTGCGATGGTTGCGCCACAGTAAAAGCACTCGTTGTAGCGGCTCATGGCTTCCCCTTCATCGCCCGCAGGCGGCGCAGGATCACCTTGCTTGACTCGCGGTTGAACACGCGCAAATGCTGCATCGCGTTCTCCCGATCCTCGTAGAAGTTGATGGCGTTCTTCCCGACCATCAAGTAGTAGCCCTGCCGCCCGTCCGCGAGGTGCCACAGGCGCGACACGCGGGCGATGTTGAACTTGGGGGGTAGGTTGTAGTCGGGGAAGCCTCTGGAACGAACGCTCATGGCTTCGGAACCTCCCGCAAGGCTTCCGCCTCGTCCGCCGCGCTCAGGCCGTCAGCGTGCGTCCTATTGGCTCCGTCGAGGTTCCGCCGCTCCCTCCGCAACCACTCCCCCAACAGGCAGGCGTCCGCCGTCCCGTGCGTCAGCGCCTTAACGTCCTTCGGCCACAGCCTATGAGCCGCCGCCTTAGTCACGTTCTTGTCCCCTTTAGACAAGCAGCCCATGTCCTTCTGCCACCGTTGCGGTGTAGGATTTGCCGCCAAGGGGATGCCGAGTCCGGCCAGCAGGCCGTGCCACCAGCCGAAGTTCTCCCCGAAGGAGAACACGGAGCGGACGCCTTGCCCCGGCATCGAATGCACCTTCTCGATGCAGGCGACGATGTACTCTCCCGACTTCTGCTCCGCTTGCCGCAGAAGATCCGCCGTTTCGTCCGGCGTGTGCTTCTTCCATTCCACGATGCGGAAGATCCGCCCGTCGTCAGCGATGAACGCCGCCGCCCCCGACGCGCCGGGGTCGATTCCAAGGTACAGCATCATCTCCCCGTGATCCGGCGCCGCAGCGCCTCCGTCCGTTCCCGCACCTCGGGAGGCATGTTCACCGGCAGCGGGACACTCGCCCGCTCCGCCGCCTCCGTCCGTTCCTCGACGTACCTCCGCGCCAGCCGCGCCTTCATGTCGTCGTCGGCTTTCACCTTCACGACGTA